GCCAACGTATAGACTGACAACCTTCGATAGCCTTTAGTCCCTCGCACAACGCTTGGGTCTGTAGGGCTCTCCAAACCGCTTCTAGTGTAAACACTATAGGCTGGTAGGAGCCAATCACCAGGGAGGTGCCTTTGTAGGCGTCTTATTCCCGGTGCATAGGTATCAAAGTAGCCTCCACTATAACCCCTCCTCCTTGATCGACGCTTTTGGTAAAGCGAATAGGACCCAATTAAGTGTCCATCTCCATAGCCTGAAGGGCCATAGAGACGATTAGGTGGGAAGGTCCACTCATGAATCACACGCGCGAGGTTAAACTCACAATTACGCATGGCCCAGTTGTGGAAGACGTAGAGATTTTGGTCGCTTATCCTTTCCTTAAGGTAAAACGGCCGAATGTCAATACCCCTGAACCAATCAGTACCGCAGGACTCCCTGAAAGGGCCGGCTACGTACGACTTCTCGGTGTTAACCTCGAAGCCATACCAGTCCAGCACCTCATAAAGGAGCGGCGTCGCGTTCGACGGCAATATTATGTCGTCGCCAAACACACTGACGTTTTCTACTTCGCAACCTTCGACCACGCAACAAGCCCAAGCCAAGCTGTAGAACAGCAAAGACTCAAGTTCAAACGTGTAGCCGTTTCCCATGGAACTCCATTTTTCAAGTTCCATGATCCGGTTACGATGAATCACCGTACCTGTCCGGAATCGACCTAAAAAGTCGACCCATTCAGGGGGCAAAAGCTCAAAAACAACCGAAAGTGAAACCGTATCCGAGGCGTTACTCAAGTCAACTGTCGAAAGCATGTCGCTTTCGGAGCCAACCCTTGCTAGCTTGCGGTTACGTTCCTGGTCCTTAAGGTCTAGGTTCGCTATGCGATGAAGACGGGCCTTTATATAATCGCCGATTCCTTTCTGGGCAAGCCCATTGAGGATAGGTTCGACGACGATAGGCCTCTTTGTCTTCACGCTTTTCGGGACGAATGTTAGCTTGCCATGGCCCACCTGAACCTCCACCAAATAACGCGTGACTTCGGGGTCCGTTAAATCTAACGGCTCGTAGTGCACGTGCATGGTGCTATGGTGTTCGGCAAGATTAGGGAACTCTGCTAGGAATTCACCTACGCATGGGAGCATATCTTCGCTGCACATCGGTCTTGCAGAAAGCTTCGCCTGCGCGTTAGCTACTGCACTTTTGACATTAGTCGTGGCCCCTGGCCCAAAGGAGAACTTAAGTACATCGAGCGACGGCACCTCACCTAGGATAGCACTAATTTTACGAGCAGCGTAGTGGGATACTACACTGACGCGTCCTTTCGGACGAGTGTTTTCCAGGCGAAGATTCGTCACCCGACATCGTCCTTCAGCATTCGTGAAGTTTGCCTCAGCGACCTGCTCCATATTGGCGCCGTACCCGAACCAGTCCTGCTCTTGTTTAGAGAACAGGGCCTGGATCTGTCGGGCGCCTCGTAGATCGTCTACTGAGAAATCCTTCATATAGTCGAACTTGAAATCGACTAGGTCTTTAAAACGCTTACGAGCGACTAGCTCGTTAAAAGAAGCGCTAAGAGGACCTCTTGTTGCTAGGGCTTGGGAGACCTCTTCAACGAACCGAAATTGGTCCGCTGAACTCCTGTGCTGTAACCAATCCATATCTACTCCTTATATAGACATTTGTTCCGGCATTATGCCGGTGATAGTTTCGTAAACCGACTAGTTCGGGATTACGAGGCTGGTAAAGAACTGAGGGCCGGGCAGAGTAGACGACTTGAAGCCGTCCGCTGCCGTAGCCTGGTTCAACACACCAGTCGCAGTAGTGCTAGAAGCACCCTGCGCTATACCAATAGCCATCTTGATGGCATTCGCACGATCAGCGATCGTCGATCTGGCGTCAGCGAACATCGTAAAGATGACCGTATTGACGTAGGCGACTTTCGGTGGTGCGACATACCCGGCGGATGTTCCAGAAGCTCCGAGTGTCTCCATTACGGGGACCTCCAACTTCAACGTCTGCTTGTAAGCACCGCTTTTAACCTTCTCACTGGACAGATACAGCCGGGGTTGGCCTTCGAGAGGCACCCCAGCGATCGTCCCACGCCAGAACGGAATGGGAGTGTCAGTGATTGGGATGAGCGTCTGCTCAACTACAGGGTTTGCATCGTCCTTCACCAGGACGTTTGCTTGTGCTGCCATGTGGCATTTACTCCGAGGTTAATAGAAGAAATAAAAGACTGCTAGCAGAATTACTAACAGTCAGCGTCTTACAGCTTGATAAGCTAAGGCCAATGCGTTCTTAAATCGATTAGCCGGCTCCAGAGCGTCATATAAACTATTGAATGACGGTGAAGGCACGGTTAGACCGCTCGCAACGTTGCGAGTGATCGTCTTTTGTTGGAACGCAACACTCGGGAGGCGTTTAAGCCTCCGATCGGGCAGCGCATTAAAAGCCGCTGTGGTCCGAATCGAATGTATATTGACCTCGTACGTGGATGTTGTTAAGAAACGACCTTTCAGTTTTGGAATCTGATTAAGGTTGTCCAAATATGTGCCGAACGGCACAAACCAATCTACCACAAAGGAGTAGGGAGTTATCTCCCAAAGCACCGATGCTGGGTCAAGAAGACCCAACTGACGTTCAAACGAAAGTTCCTCAGTGAGTTCACAAAGGATTGTGTACTTTCTGTAATGACGCGTCGACCACTTTAGTGGCCCTACCGAGTTTTCCCCGATAGCTATCGGCGCTAAATCCTCACCCTTCGCATAGAATCGTGCCGTGCGTGGACCTTGAGAGATGCTTTCAAAGGCCTTAGCGGCCTCATAGGCATCATCCACTGCAGGCATCCATC